GAGGACACAAAGGAATGGGCGCATCCGGTAGTGGAGAATATTTGGGGGAATTTTATACTGGAGCAGACAAAGAAAAAGGAGGAGCTAAATTTCTTTCTTATAAAGCAAAACAAGTATCAATACCTGGTAAAACTATAGGTACAATAGATGCCAAACGATTTGGTCCTATCTTTAAAGTAGCAAATGATTTGATTGTGGACACAACGACTATGACATTTATGTGTGGAGAAGATTATGCGGAACATAGATTCTTTGATGGTTGGTTGTCTGCTATTGTGGGACAAGTTAAACACGGCACTGGAAATTCTTTAGGTTCTCCAAAGAAACATAGACAAGTATATACCTTAAGTTATTATATGGATTATGTAGGTGAGGTTAGAATTATCCCTCTCGATAGACAAGGCGGCGCTATTGCGAATGTTGTTTTAATGGAAGCATATCCAACAAATATTGGACCAATAGAATATATTTGGGGAGACTCAACAGAGATAGCAACCTTTACTGTGACTTGGGCATATAAAGATTGGAATCATACTGATCCAGATGATGGATGGTGGGCAGATTCAAGTGAAGTTGCTCAGGGTTCGGTTCTAGAACCACCAAAAAAGAAAGAAAAGCCGGTAAAAAGAACAGATGGGCCACAATAAATAAGGGGAATAAACGTCTATTCCCTGCATTGATAATATAATTGTTCATAGGAGATAATATTATGACATTACCAAAATTAGATACACCGATATATAATTTAAAATTACCATCGGATAAGAAACAGAATGTGACCTACAGACCATTTTTGGTGAAAGAAGAAAAAGTTCTTTTAACAGCTATGGAAGGAGCAAAGAATTTAAAGGGGCAAGAGTTTCAGAGTGCAGTAAGGGATGTGATTTTAAGAATCATCGGAAACTGTACTGATGGGAAGATAAATGCAGATAAGTTACCCGCATTTGATATTGATTATTTGTTCTTAAATATTAGAGCAAAGAGCCGCGGAGAAATGATTGAACCTTCATTTACTTGTAATCAAGAAGATTCAGACGGGAAAGTTTGTGGACACGTAGATAAATATCCAATTAGAATTGATGAAATCAAAGTTATTTTCCCGGATAAAGATTATTCAAAAATAATGATAACCGACAGCATCGGTATTCAATTAAAGTTTTTGTCTACTGAAGAAACGAAGGTTCACGATGGCGAAACTGACCAGATTGAAAAGATGTTTAAAATTATTGTTGATTCAATAGATTATGTATTTGATGCCGAGAATATCTTTAAAGGTAAAGAAACAACAAAAGCTGAAATGTCTACATTTGTAGAGAATTTACATTCCGTAGCGTTTGAGGAAATTAAAGAATTTTTTAGTAATCAACCATCTTTGAGGCACGAGCTTGACTATAAGTGTTCAAAATGTGGACATAAAGAACCGGTCGTATTGGAGGGGCTGGAAGATTTTTTCGGCTTTGCATAAGTTACGATACGTTGGCCAACCATTACAAGACCAACTTTCAACTTATGCAACATCACAATTATAGCCTAGCAGACCTAGAGAATATGATGCCGTACGAAAGGGAGATTTACGTTAAACTTTTAGCGGATTGGTTATTCGAGGAAAAAGAAAGACACGATAAGATTAAAAGGAAATAACAGAATGATAAATGTAAATAAATTTATGTTGTTATTGAAACAGACGAAATTGGTTCCAGCGCCAAAGATTAATGAGATAAAAACAATAATTAAGAAAATGAATTCTGGGAAAAAACTCAATATTAAGCAACAAACAATTTATGCTGATATAGCAACAAAAGCCTCAGTAGATCCATTGACAAATAATTTAGCTATATTAATGCTAACAAAACAGCATTTAAACAAAGCAAAGCAATGATTAGTTTAACAGATAGAGCCGCAAAAAACTTTAAGAGAATTCGAGAGGATGAAGAATTGTCTGAGGATGTTCCTCTACGAATAGCCGTTAAGGGTGGTGGATGTGCTGGTTATGAGTATTCTCTAACATTCGGAGAACCTGCAAAGAAAGATTTAGTGTTTGAGTCAAAAGGTCTACCTATAGTAATAGACCGTAAGAGTCATATAGTAGTAGATGGATTAGAGATAGATTGGTCACAAGACTTATCTGCCCCTGGTCCTCGTTTTGAAAACCCTAGAGCAGAATCCACGTGTGGATGTTCTACGAGTTTTTCAATCAAGCCTCCTGAAGAGGTTGATAAACCCGTTTGGATGAATTAAAATGGCATCAACTGTAGAAACCTGGGCAAAATTGATGGGAACTAAGGCCGTCATTGGCGGTGGCATCGAAAAGATGAATAAGATGCTGGCCGGGCAATCCAAACTGGAAAAGCAACAAAAGCAAAGACAAAGAGCGGAAGATAAAGAGCAAAAGAAAATAATTCTTGAAGAAGAAATGATTACCCACAAAAATTGGTTGCGTAGTCGTGGTAGCGTTCTTCAAGCAATGAAAGATAGTGCGAGTGGCTACGACTTGATGGACGAGGAACAAAGGGCTGCCACCGATGAAGCAAAGTTAGAAAGAGTAAAAGCAAAGATAGAAAACAAAAAGATACGTGATCAAACTGTCGCCACCTTTTTTGGTCAAATTGATGCTCAAGAAATGGCTAACCAGCAAATAACTAACGAAAGAATTGCAAGAGAAAGACAAGCGAAATGGGACCTGAAGAAAAAACGATTAGGACAGGAAAAAGCGAATGAGGTAAGAATACAGGCACTAGCCGAAGAAATGTCTCAACTCGGAAAATTCAAGGAGTTGAATCCTAAGGAGATTATTGAAAAAATCAAGAAGAAGGAACTTCAGGTTGAATCAAATGAACTTCAGGAAAAAATTGATAAAGTCAATGAAGAATATTTTGATATTGTAACTGTTAAAAAGGACGAGGAAGCAAAGAAGAAGAAAAAGAAAGATAAGAAAGATGATGAGCCAATTGGACCGCCGCCCTCTATTGATTTTCCGATACCTCTTCCCGTTATAAATGCCTCAGATTCGGAGGAAGCGATTGAAGTTGAGTCTTCAAATGGTCCTACAGTAGATCCAGTAAAAATAGCTGAAATGCCTGATACCAAAGGTGCTTCTCCTGACGTTTCTATGGAAGCAATGTTAGATGGTGATCCATTGCCAATTAATTCTGATCAAATTGACAAACTTATTGAAATAGAAACTGAAGAACTTGCTTTTGATAGACGCAGGGAGGCAAGAGAAATTAAAATGGCTAGACTAGCATTGGAAGCCCGAAGAGATGCTAAAATGCCAAAGATAGGAGGACAGGGTCCTACACTAAACAAAAAGAAAGCTGATGATTCCAGCGGCTGGCTGTCCAGTCTTGCTAGTTTCTTATTAGGTCCATTCGGAAAGATTGGGATGGGAATTACTGGTTTAACTGCGGCGACAACTGCACTAACTGGAGGTGTCTCCTCACTCAAAGCATTATCTAACAGATTTCTCAAGACAAAGTTTACAGTTCCTCCGCAAGCTCCAACAGCTAAAATTGCTAAAGTTGCTAAAGTTGCACCAGTCGCAGAGAAAGCTAAAGCCGCAAAAGTTGCTAAAGTTGCAAAAGTCGCTAAAGTTGATTATGGTAGAATTGCAAAAGCCGTCACTCCGGAAGGTGTAGGTAGAGGTAATGCTCCAGGTTCAAAAGCAACTCAATTTAAAGCAAAAGCTCCTACTGCAACTCCACCTTCAGCGACCGGTGCCGGAGCAAAAACTGCGGCAGATTTGGCAAAACAGGGATCTAAACTAAGTAGAGCCGGTGGATTGGCAACTAAAGCATTAGGTAAAATCGCATTACCATTAACAATAGCAATGAGTGCTTTTGATGTTTGGTCTAACGAAACAGACGAAACCAAAGATAGAGATGAAAAGAATATCGCACATACTAAGAGTGCCGGCGGTCTTGGTGGTTCAGTAGCCGGCGGAATGGCCGGGGCAGCAATTGGAACAGCTATTTTCCCAGGCGTAGGAACTATAATAGGAGGATTGATTGGTGGTGGACTAGGGTATTTCTTAGGTGGAGAAATTAGTGAAACTGTTGCAGAAGAAGTATCGGATAAAACTGATTTGCTTGGTGAAGGTGAACAATATTCCGGACTAGATGAAGCAGATAAGAAAAAGTTAATGAATGAGGCCGAGAAACAAGGTGCTGTAGATGTAGGTATAGGTCACGGTACTATTAGTGATTTAGAAAAATTATCGAAATTGGATATCAGTAGTATAGAATCACTTCTTGATCAAGAAACTTGGGCGAAAGCAGATAAAGAGCAATTGTTGAAGATTCGTGCCGCAAAGATGCAAGGGCGTACAATTGACTTTCAAAAGGGTGGATTACTGGAAGATGATACTCTTGGATATGGTAAAGAAGGGTCAGCAAAATCACCAACACTTACTCCTGAACAAACAGCCAGACGAGAGGCAGAAGAGGAAATCGATCCAGGGAAGACTGGAAAACTGGGGCCAGGAAGAAAGGTGACAAAATCTTCATCTTCTATGACGTTTAAAAATCAGGCGGCGATTGATGCAATGAACAGGGATTTCACGAAGGATCCGTTGACTGAAGCTGAAATGTCAGAACCTGATGATTGGGGTCCCACTTTTAAAACAGGTTCACAGGCTGGAGATGAGCCGGTAGGAGAGATGGGCAGATTTGAGAAATATGAAAAAGGTCCTCTAGAAGTTTTTACTCCAAATGCTCTAACGGAAGAAGGACTGCAACGATCAACTCCAGATGTAACGCTTCAAGATAATTTAGCAATGGCTGGTACAGAGGAAGGTTCTATATTTACTCACGATACTAACATAGAATCAGCATTATGGGACATTTGGGCAGAGCAAAAGACATTAATGATACCAGAAGGTACAGTTGGTATTGAAGGAGAAAAACCATTGCCTTTGACTGAAGGAGGTAGTACCAACGACTTTGCACCCCAAATGAATATGTTTGGTAATCAGCAAGAGTTAATGGCACCAGTGCCGATAATTGATGTTTCTCCAAATGCTCCAATAATGGGAGCAAATTCAGAAATGATACCAAGCCAAATGTTAGAACAGACACTTATTACAAAGATGATGGAAGTGCAAAAACAGGCAGATAGCGGTGCTGGTGGTGGAAATCAACAAATGCTAAATATGCCAACAAATATTGATCAAAGTAATACACAAATTATTCAATCTCCTAGTTCTGCTCACGCAGCCGCAGTACCAGCAGGTACTGGAAGAGGATAAAAAAATTATAAATATAGTATAATGGAAAGCTATACAAAAGGAACATAATGGAAAATGAAGAACTTATAATAGAGGAAACCCATAACGATGATATCGGCACCGCTGATTTTAATTTTAATACACTCGTTAAGGTATTTCAGGAGCTAAGTACAGCATCTTTAATTAGAAGTGTTGCGGCAGTGGTTCCGATGAAGATGTCTACTGGACAAATTATTAATATTAAGAAAAATGCGTCAACTGATGCATTTGAAACGGTAGTCAATACATTAACTGTGAATACTGCAACATCTAATCCAACTCAAACTGGACTTTCGATAGAAGCGGTACAAGACCTTCAGAATCAATATGGTATAGATGGATATGATATTGCGGCTAAACTACTAAAGGGAATTGTTGATCAAGCAGAGAATACTGCTTTCCTCACATTTCTGAATGCTAATGCTTTAGCCCAACCAGTCTTAACTTTGACTGCG